TTATTGCTAGATCTTTACAGCGCGTTGTGGGAGAAAATGCACCAAGCGTAGCTAGTCAACTTGAAACAACTCGCTCTGGCGTTCCAGGTGTGCAATACACAGCATCAGAAGCCGCACCATCATCTGGTGGATTAGCGGCTATGCAGAGATGGGCTGAACAGGCTAATCCTGAGTCTTATTTCCAGAGACGCGCAGAGAATGTTGGCGCTCGACGCATGGCGTTACAGGATATTGCAGGATCTGAGGCACAAAAAGCTGCGGCACTTGGCATGCGCGAATCTGTAACTAAGCCAATGTATGAAGAAGCTATGCAGATGAGTGTGCCAGTAGATGAATCGTTGCGCGAATTGTTTAAGCGGCCAAGCATGAAAAATGCTTTGTCTCAGGCGCAGACAATTGCAGCAGAACAGGGTACGCCAATTCCTGCTGATCTGATTAAAGCGATTGAGTCTGGTGAAGTTCCTGCTGAGATTTCAGGACAGGGATTGCACTGGCTTAAAGTTGGCCTTGATTCGTTGCGTGATGAAGCCAAAACATCACTAAGTAAAGCACAGCAAAATGCGCTCAAAGGCACTGTAAATGCTTTTGAAGAATGGCGCGGTCAAAACATCCCTAAGTATGCAGAAGCGCAATCAGCGTTTAGAGAACTTTCTAAACCAATTGCAAGAATGGATGTTGGGCAGTCGCTTTATGAAAAGCTAGCGCCAGCACTATCTGACTTTGGACCTGTAACTAGGGAGCGTGCCGAATCATTTGCCGGTGCGCTTCGTGATGCTGACGTAACCGCTCAGAGGGCCACTGGTTTCAAAGGCGCTCGATTTGCGGATATTATGAAGCAAAGCGATCAGGATACTTATTCTGCAATTGCATCTGATCTTTCTAGGCAAGCAGAATCCGCTGGTGCTGGCCGTGGTATTGGATCTAACACATTTCAGAATCTTGCCATGCAAAGCCTTGCAGAACGCGCTGGGTTCCCTGGTACGCTGATTGGCAAAGTCACGCATTTACCCGGTATTGATTACGCATATACCCGCGCTGAACAGGCAATGCAGAGAGAGCTTGCAGACATTCTGCTTGATCCTAAAAAGGCGGCTAAAATGCTTCGCAGACAACCGGGAACTTTATTGCGTTTGCTAGAAGCAGATTATGCACATGCTCCAGGTAGCGTAGCTGGCGCGGCTATTGGCTCATCACTGAACAGGTAAACATCATGTCCAACGCATATCTTTCTCCGATCCTAAATGACGCGCAGTTCAGTGATGACGGTACATTCTTGGCTGGTGGCCTTATCTGGTTCTACCAAACCGGTACGTCTACTCCATTGATTGCGTATACGACCCCACTAGCTGATACGCCTTGGACTAATCCAATTCAGTTAGATGCGCGTGGTGAGACTGGTGGAGAAATCTGGCTAGCTGCTGGCAAATCGTACAAGATTATTCTTGAAGGCCCTCCAGAGTACGGACAGACGCATGGTGTAGTCATCTCTACGTTTGACAATATCTCTGGTGTCAACGATCCAGGCACAACGTCTGTAGCCAACTGGGTCGCATTCTCTGGTACGCCAACGTATTTATCTGCGGTTACGTTTAACGTACCTGGTGATTACAGGACCGTGTTCCTTGAGTCTCGCAGGCTAAAGTCTACAAACACTGTTGGTTTGGTCTACAGCACTGTTGTTTCATCTACGTATGCTACTGGTGTAACTACTGTCACTGTTTCTAACGATTATGGTCAGGCACTAGATGCTGGCCTTTCAGCCGTGTCCTATGGCTTTGTGGAAACTGGTGGCGTTTCATCCATCCCGGTAGCTGTAAATGCAGGATCTGCGTCTGGTGGTTCACAGTATCAAATGTGGATTGATTACGATGGAACCAATCTGAAATGGTCAAAGGATGCGGATGTTTCTAGTGCGACTTGGCCGATCATAGCTGATAAGGCAGTCGCTGCTTCTAGCAATTCTTTTTACACACAGCAAACATCCTCAGAAGCACAGATTGGTGTGCGGTTTACAGGTGTTGGTGACTCATATTTCTACAACAATGCGACCACATGGGGCTTAACCAATGGCACAGATGCGGTAACTCTTGTTTCATACAATAGAAGCACTAGTACCGCTAGTTATCATGGGTTTACGCTGCCAGATCCATCAACTAGCAAATACGTTAAGTTGCCAAATGGATTGATTATGCAGTTTGGACAAGGTACAGCATCTTCTGCTGGAACTAGCGTTACGTTTGCAACCACATTCCCAAGTTTATGCGTTTCTGTGGTGACCAATGCAATTGTTAATCCAGCCGTTGCTACATCAGTAAATACGCTTACGACAACTGGATTTACAGCATTCTGTGGCTCAACCAATCCAATCACATACATTGCATTTGGGTACTAATTATGCGTTATTCGGCTACAGAAAATGGATTTTATGCAAATGACATTGATTACAAGTCAGTGCCAGAAGATTGCGTTGAAATCTCAGAAAATGATTACGCGCTATTGATGGATGGTCAAGGCGCTGGATATTCAATTGCGCCAGATCCCAATAATGTTGGTTATCCAAAACTGATCCCAGTATGACGTTTCAGCTATCTGAAAAGTCTTTGCGTAGATTAGATGGCGTACATCCTGATCTAGTCAAAGTAGTCAAACGCGCTATTGAGATTACGCCAGTAGACTTTGTTGTAATTGAAGGCTTACGGACTAAAGCGCGTCAGGCTTATCTGCTAGATGCTGGCAAATCTAGGACAATGAACAGTTATCATCTTACTGGGCATGCTGTGGATATAGCGCCAATAGTTGATGGTCAAGTGTCATGGAACTGGAAGCATTACTATCCATTGGCTGATGCTATGATGGAAGCTGCAAAGGAACTTAATGTTAAAATAGAATGGGGCGGGCGATGGAAGACTTTTCCAGATGGCCCTCATTGGCAGATTGAACGGAGCTAACTATGCAGCCTGCACTCAAATGGATTCTTGACCGCGCACAAGAAAAGACTACATGGCTTGGCATTCTTGGGCTTGCGTCTACTGTTGGCTGGTATATTGATCCAGCTATTGTCACGCAGATTGCACAGGTTGGCGCAGCCATCGCCAGCTTAATCCTTGTCGTTACTGGTGAACGAAAGTGAAAGACGATGATGAGTCTTTGCGCATCATTGACACCAGTAACAGTCTCACAAGAGAAGAACTAGCCGAACTTAAAAAGCTGGCCGCTATGAGCAAGTCAGCTAAAATAATCTTTGGCGTTGTCTTCTCTATCATGCTGTTTGTTGGCTTCGATCATTTACTTGAATGGTTCAAGCACACCAAATCCTGAGTCTACTGTCGGAATGACTGGAACTATTGGTGTAGATTGATATGAATCAATCTGGTACTGATTGCCATAGTTGTAGACGGTTGCTCTGTCATTGTTTGGGCTAACAATCTGCGTTTGATTCCCATACTGATAAGCTGTAGTGCCATCAGTGCATTGCGTGATCGTGCCATAGTTGTAGCAAGTGACTGCTACGGCTAGGATTAGGTCTTTCATTGTTTGTTTCCTTTGCATTTGTCGCATTTCCAGCCTTTGAATTTGCGCTTTGGGTTTGAAGTTACGTCAACATAACGCTTGCATGCTTCGCAGTAACGTCTGTTAGAGCTAGGCACTGGTGGAAAGTCAAAATTGACGTATGGCTTTTGCTTTTCATCATTTATGTGATTTGGCGTACCAGGGTCGAATCTAGTACCAAAGCCGCTACGGTTTCTTTTCTGCACTTTGTGCCCTAATGTGTCTTGGATGGTTGTGAATGCGATACGAAATGTTGTCGTATTTGCCAGAGATATATGCAGTTAAAAACCATTCTAGAGCCTGTACGCGCATTGGCGGATCACATTCAACCATTTCCACATGGTCATCATGCTTGATGATGATTGCGCCAGACAAGTTTGGCTGCATGTACGCAGGGATTGACTCATCAGCCAACCATTCGCATACAAACGCCTTACAGGGATTCTCAGGACGGTTCTTATAGATCGTGCAAGTGTTTGTGAGATACGCACACGGTACGCCTGGATACATTTGATGCGCGTATACAGTTGCTGATAGCC